TAGAACAGTTTACACACACTTTATAGCCAAGATCAACTCGTGGTTGAGGTATTATATTTTTGCATTTACATATCATATATATATTATCCAAAGATAATCGTATTTAGTTTGTAACGCACCGTGTATAGCATTATTTATAGTATACAAAGTACATTTTAAATCCATTACCTTCCTTCATTAACTTTTTTTCCTTGATTACTGGTCCAGTTACCAGGCTTTTGTCCCAGTATTTGGGATTCTTGCTGTTCAATTTTCTTTTTTTCATTTAATTTTCTTATATTTTGTATTAATTTATTGTTCTGTCTACCCATTATATTACTTTCTCCATATTTCTTTATGTTTATGTTTTCTTTTGTATTTCTTTTTGTTAACAAATACAGATGAGTGATTGAGAGTCTTTTGACTATCCATCTCGACTTCACGTCGCACTCCTCTTTTCTGTTTGTTAGTTAGTTTCATTATATTACGTTATATCTATGTCCGTTTACTATTACTTTTACTTCTGGATCGTATTTACCTGTAGTAAAACGTTTACGTTCTTTGTTAAGAACTTCATTTGCTTCTTCACGAACTCTATCGTGTTTCCATTTAGGTATAAATTTACCATCTTCAACTTGATTTGCTTGATTTATATAATAGTTTTTGAGACAAAAGGTTATTAAATAATTAATTCTATCGTACTCATTATCTATTAATATACGAGATTTACCTACATATTTTCTATATTTACCTGTCCATTTCTGTACCCATTCACCGTCAATCCATTTACCATCATAATCTTTATGGTAAGTAGTACACTTTCCACACTTATTTAATTGATAAGGTGTATATCCACCATTCATTCTTCTCACGTAACCTGACTTGAAACTACCTACTTCGATGTATTGTCCGTACTTTTTAATTGGTAGTTGAAATATTCTTGTACCATTCTTTTGTTGTCTGTATGTAGATATTTCCTTCATTTGAAGTAGATCTAACATCAACTCTTGTCTTAATTGTATTCCTTTCATATATTTATTTGTTTTACATTTATATTATCCATTAGTAATCGTATTTAGTTTGTAATTATACACATTATTACAAAAGTAAACAACACTATTCCACCTGTAATATATACTCTTTCTACTATTTTTTCTGTCATTTTATTTAATTTTATTAGTTATTTTTTCTATGATTATAACATTTACCACTTGTATCTTTTGTTTTATTCTTACACGGAGTATTATTCTTAGTGATTCCATTACATATTACAGTTTCACCTTGATTTTTAGATTTACTTACGTGATTTGGGTCATGGTTATGACATAAACTATTCTTTTTCTTAGTTACATTTTTACATTGAACACTATCTTTAGTAGTTCCACTACATTGTGTTTGACTTATTCCAAGGAGTGAAACACACATCACACCTATTAACATTGTTTTCTTTATCATATTTCTTTTTTAACTAAATTATTTAACACTTGTTGTTCACACTTCATTTTGTCAAACTCTTTTTCAGAAGAATCCCACCAGTCTTGTACGACTTCAATAGAATCCATCACGTTGTCTTCATAGACAGTTCTCTTCATTCCGAAGTCATTCCATACTTCTACTTTCCATACTTCACCCCAACTTTTAATTTCTGGAGTTAGTTTATAATTTCTTTTAGTTATCATAATTTCTTAATATTTAGTTGTACCATTTTTCTTTGACAACTGAGTTAATAATTTATCTAATTTTTGTTTTTGTAATTTTTTATACTGGTATTCTTTCCAGTGTTCTAACGTTTCATACATAATTTTAATTTTAGTTGTAGTGTGAGAATCGAACTCACCTTTACTCCAAGACTACATTGTCATTCGTGTTATTTATACTCGTTAAATGTTACTCAACTTCGAGTGTAAGAACTATACTAATTCGATATTTCTTACTGACATCGGAATGTTACTCGTCGCGGTGTACGACTTATATTTTTCCCAACACGGTAGAGTTTCTAATTTACTCTTCATAACTTCGTACACTTTATCGTGATTATAAGTTATTGTATCACCTTTTTTATTAGTGAATTCGATTACTTGATTCTTTCCGACTAATGATAATCTTACTACGAATCTTTTTGACTTTAGTACATTAGTACCATTTTCTTTAACTTTTGACATTTTTTTATTTTTTAGTTATTATTAAGTTATTTATTTATTTGTTTGTTTGTTTGTTTGTTTACAGTTATATTATCCAATACTGTTCGTATTTAGTTTGTATTTTATAAATGGTTTTTATAGTTTTTTGATTTATGAAATACTAAATTATCTTTATAATTTTGAAGATTGAAGTATGGATTATTTTCTTTAATATCTTCAAGATTTATATAACAATAACCTTTTAAGTTGAATTGATTTAAACTTTTATTATAATACTTTGGTAATTGGTGTAATTGAAAAGGTATATAAGTTTGGTTATTTAATTTAATAATTTTTAATGAGTTTGTTTTTAAAGTTTTAATAGTTTTAAGTTTTAAGTTTATATTTGTTTATTAGTTTCATTTATATTATCCAAATGGTCTCGTATTTAGTTTGTAAAAGTATATTAATTGTTTAGTTGATAAATTACATTGACTGTTATACCACTGTGTCTCTTTGTCATGACAACTTGTCACAGTCATAATGTCATGACTAATTGTCATTATAGTAATTCAATTGACATATTCAATTCATCAAATAGATTACCATATTCAGAGTCATATACATTGTCAAGTGTGTAGACTACATTGTTGACTGTCATTTCATAGATATCATTATCCTCATCTATCTTAATAGTTATTGTGTTAGTGTTATTCATATTCATATTGTTATTAGTTTGATTACATATATATTATCCATCATGAGTAGTATTTACTTTGTAATAGATACATGACACAATGACATGACATGATGACATACGTAGATAGTAGAATGAAAAGGTGAAATAGTAGATGAGGTTGTGGATAGTGAGGAATAGTAATCTAATCGGATGAATGAGACGATATAAGTAACACAAGAACGATAGGATGAGGGATAGGAGGGAAAGGGGGAGGCCCAGTGTAGGAATCGATTTCCCAGGGGGAGGGGGAGGGGTAGGGAGGGGGGCAACACGTACCCTCTATATTTATAACGTATTTTTTTTGTGACATAAGCCTCTTAAGGTAGACCTAGTAATAGGCTAGTGTCACACTTAACAATTTGTTAATACTATATATATTAACTAATTATTTATATTCGCAATAATATATACATGAAAGAAAAATTAGACATATCACCCTTACTGTACGTTGTTATCATGTTAACCGTATTCTTCTTATCCACTTAAATTACTAATTTAACGTGTAATTATTAGGAGTAACTAATAAAAGAAACTATGGCAAACGCACCATTCAAACTAAGATCAGGTAACACACCTTTATTTAAAACAATGGGGTCATCACCTGCTTACGCTACGGACCCGCCGGACGGTGTTCCACGTAAAAAACAGTCAATTGTAACTGAAAACAAAACGTACGAGAAAGGTCCTGTAAAAGGACCGGAAGATACCGACGTAATGGATATAATAAGAAAGAGAAAGCAATCTGGACCTAAAGACTCTAAAGAAAATCAACAAAAAGAAATAGATAAGTTAGTAGAAAAGGATCCAACCGCTGGTAAAGGAAAATCAGTAGCAAAACCGAAAAAAGACTTTACAGAGACAGAAGCGAGAGAAAAAGAAGCTGATAAGAAAAAGAAAAAGAAAGTAATTCCAGTTCAAACACCAGAGCAACAAATGAATGAGGATCAAGAAGTGGAAGATATCGAGGAAAAAGAAGCTGATACTAAAATCAAGCGTGACGCAGATGGTAAAGTAATTAAGCCAAAATCCATCTATAGTAAAATTTACGATACAGTTAAAGAAAAAGGAATGGATTATCTTGATGACTTATCTGACAGACAGAAAGAATCCTCTTCAGAAAAGAGAAACAGACGGAGGAAAAGACGAGAGGAATTCCTTAAGAAAGAAGAAGAGCGTACGTATAATAAACTTATTAAAGGACCACTTCACCCTGATAATCTTCCAAGATAGTATGGCTGAAAAACGACCTGGTAATTCACAAGGACTATCAAGAGTTGCGTTAGCAGCTAAACGATCTAGAGATTTAGCAGCAGCAAATAGCCCAGCGAGAGAGTCAAAGCGTGCGGAAAACCAAAGAATCGGTCAAAACAGCAAAACAGACTTACATCACACGTCGTCCGGAACCGTAAAAAGGACATCGATAGCTTACAATAGAGCAACTCACACTAGAGGTGAAGTAAAATCATAAATATGAGCAAACCATTTAAAATGAAAGCTGCTGGACATAATAATAGTCCTATGCAGAAAAACTTTCCAGAAGACATAGGTACAAAACCTGGCGAAACTCCAAATAAAAACGCATTACAAGGAGCGGCGCAAGGCGCTAAACTAGGAGCGACGCTTGGTTCTGTCGTTCCAGGCCTAGGTAACGTAGCGGGCGCCCTTATAGGTGGTGCTGGTGGTGCTATTTTTGGTGGAATAAAAGCCAATAAGGCTAAAAAAGCAGAAGCTGCAGCTATGGCAGAAGAAGAAAAAAACGCTATTGTAGCAGCAAAACTCGAAAAAGACGCCGAAAGAGAAGCAATGGGGTATGGCGAAACAGATAATGAAACTGGACCATTCAGTCCAACAACAACATAATTATGGCAGGATTAGGAAAATATAAAAAAGGAGTCGCGTTTACGTTAAAATCTGGTAATAATCCACCTTTTAAAAAAATGGGGAGTAAAACACCCGCTTATTTAAATAATTTCGGTATCGGACCTGGTAGTTCACCTTATACGGAGCACGAAGACCATGACGAAAAAAACAAGGAAAAGAAAGAGAAAGAAGAAACAACAAAAAACACAACAAACACACAAGGCGGAGACGCGGCAAAAACAGATAAAGGCTGGGTAAAAGCCTTGAAAATCGGTACAACCTTGCTTTCTGGAGGAATCCAAGGTGTTTACGGTGGAGAAAGAGAATATCCTAGGATTAATTACGGTAAAAAAGCTGAAGTGCAAGACGATCTTAAAGATATCACAAAAATTGATACAACTTCTGAGTATATCATGAAAGACGGTGTAAAAGTTGCTAATCCAAATTACGTAACTCCGTCGACTTAAGAATAATGATGAATAATATGAATAAAGAAATTATAGGTGGTGTATCGCCGTTGAAAAAACGTAGAACAGGAGGTGTTAGTGGAAAAAAAACAACTAGAGGTGGTACCGAGGCTGGTGCTGCGACATCTAAAAAAGGTAATTACCTAGGAGGTAGAGGAGGTTACGCTAAATCTAGAGGAGTTGAAGGTGGTGGCGGACAAAATGTAGGTGGTTACAATATACACACTAGATTTGTTCCTAGAAAAAGCCCTACAGCCCCAAAGGTAGGAAGTGGAAAATCAAAACCATATACTTACGATAAAGACGGTGAATTAGTTGTTAATCCTGATGTTCTTACAGGTTACGAATACAAACAAGATCCAGACACAACAAAAACAACAACAACAGGAGAAGATAGAATATCTCGTGAAAAACACTGGGAACAGAAAAAGAAAAAATATACAACTACAGGTCAACAAAGTAGAATGGGGACTGACGAAAACGCATACAACGTGTTTAAAGACTTTGATGAATACAATGATTATATGGACAGAGTAAAGGAATATAACAAAACAGAAGAAGGAAAAAAGTGGAGTAAGAAAAATAGAAGCTCAAAGACAAAAACTGTTACAGAGATAATAGATGGAGTAAAAAAGAGAAGAAGTTACACGGAAAAAAACGGGAAAATAACATATACTTCTAATTGGGAAGCGTATTAAAAACTAATTAACAAATAAAACAAAAACAATGGGATTTAATTTACCAGGAAAATCGATTCAAAGTGGAACTAGTGCACATAGTTCAGCTTTAAAAATGGTTGCTGAACAAAAAGCTGCTTCAGCACTTAAAGAAAAAGCATCTGCTTTAAAAACAGATGGAACATACGCTGGAGCGGTAAAAGAGAATCCAGAGTTAGAAAAATTAATAGCTGCTAGAAATGCAGAAAAGTATATAGATCCAAAAGATAAATCTAAGGGTAAAAAACCAGATTATAAAAAGAGCGCTGCTTATGGCGATGCACAAAACGCTATAAACAAAGCTTATTACGGTGCTGATTTTAAAGATAAATACAAAGGAACAGCTACTAGCACAGAAAAAGACAAACCTAGAGTTGAAAAGACTAGCAGCGTAGATACAGATAAATCGAAAACAGTATATCGTAAAGATGGTAAAGTTAAGAAGAAAACCACTAAATCTGTAGACGAAAATTCAGATGGTAGATTAGTTAATAAACAGAAGAGTACTTACAGAAAAGATGGTCTAATTAAAAAGTACGTTCACAAAAGAAAAGACTCAGGGCACGATCAAGAGGGAGAGTACAGAACTAAAACTAAAACTAAAGTGAAATGGGACAAAAAAGGTAACACGAAACAAAAAGAGGTAGACGTAAGAGACGGAAGACGTACTGTTACCAAAACCGACAAACAAGGTAATGTTACCACTAAATCAAGAAGAACTCTTAAAGGGATTCTTACTGGAAAAGGTAAAAAAGATTCTCCAGCTAAACATACAGGCAAACATCCAACAGAGGCGATCGCTGCTCACGAAGGACATTTGGCTGTAAAACAAACAAAGGGAACACGATCGAAGTTAGCAGTAGACGCCGCTGTTATGTCTAGTAGTATGAATGCTAAAACAGCTAAATTAAAGAAAAAAGAATAGGGATACACCCTAAACCAAGTTATTAACCTAAAATAAAACCAAAATGACTTACTTGTATTACAAGAGTTCGTATACCACGAACACAACTAAACCGAATGAAAAAACTATGAACCAATGGAAGCATTTAGCTGCTAAAGCTAATTGGCGTATTACCCAACTTCCTAATGGCTTCTACCAAACAGAATGCTCCAACCCAGATAATGAAGAGTGGCATGCTGTTACAAGAAGAGAAACGATCGAAGGTGCCGAGACAGCAATTAACGGTAGCATCGACCATTTCTCTAAAAAGATAGAGGCTACACAAGGACCTAAAGTTATAAAAACATTCAAATAAATAAAACTATGGCAGGACCATTTAAAATGAAGGGATTTCCGACGCATCTTGGGATTTCGCCAATGAAACAAGACGAAAAGAAAGGGTGGAAAGAACATCTAAAAGAAGGCCAGAAAGAAGCTAAAGAAAGAGTTCCTTTTCCAAAAGAAGGAGGACTTCCAGTACCAGATTGGTATCGGAAAACTCAACAAACTATGGCCGGTTACGAACTTGGATTATACAAGCATATAAAAAGCAAATTTTCAGGCGAAAAAACAGGAAAAGGTTTTAAGACATTAGCAAAGGGGATAGCATCTGTCACAGCTAAGAATAAAACTGCAAAGCACTTAAAAGAAGAAACTGTAGGATCAAAGCTAAAGAAGGATCTAAAAAAAGTGTCCGATAAATAGAAACACAATTAAATTAAATTAAATTAAATGGAATACAACTTACCTAGTGAGATTGTCAAAGACTTAAACTTTGGCGATTCCGCTAAAGACAAAATTATTACTGGAGTTGATAAATTAGCGCAAGCCGTTAAATCAACTCTTGGAGCCTCAGGACAATGTGTCATATATGAAGACGCACGAGGCAACCCGGTCATAACAAAAGACGGAGTTACAGTAGCAGAATCTGTAGTCTTATTCGACCCGGTTGAAAATATGGGGGCTACCCTTATTAAAGAGGCTGCTAGAAATACAGTGAAAGAGGCAGGGGATGGTACTACGACGGCCATCGTCCTTGCTGAATCACTAATAAAAGAAGTTAGTCGTGAGAAAAACGCGACTATTAGAGAAATAAAAGAAGGGATTAATTCAGGAGCAAAGAAAATTAATAACTATCTTAAAGAAAATGCTCTTGATATTAAAGGGAATATGTTACAAAGCGTTAGCGCGATTAGTTGTAACAACGATTTAGAACTTGGGAAAATTATATCAGAAGCTTATGAAAAAGTAGGGAAAGACGGGGTAGTGCTGATGGAAGGATCAGATACTGAAAACACTTATGTTGAGATTGTTGATGGTGTGCAAATAGAATCTGGACTTACTTCACCGCACTTTACAACCGACACAGACAAACAAAGATCTACACTAGATAATCCTCTAGTTTTAATTGTTGCATCGGAAATCCCAAATATTAGGAAAATACAAAAAGTATTAGAATTTGTAATAAAAAATAACCGATCTTTATTAATTGTTGCTCCAGTAAGCCAACAAATAAAATCAGCGATTTTGATGAATAAAGTAAAAGGAACAATTAAAATTAACATAATTGATCCACCAGGTTTCGGACCAACAAAACAAGAGACAATTAAAGATTTAGCTATTTTAACTGGGGCCAAAGTGATAAACGAAGAACTTGGCGATGATTTAGACGGAATTTCTTTAGATGTACTTGGAGAAGTAGAGAAATCTGTTACAGACGATAAGAACACTGTAATTACCACTTTAGAAACCACAGAAGACGTTTCCGAAAGAATTAAAGAAGTGCAAAAGCTTAAGAGCAAAGAAAAGAACGGGTTTTTAAAGAAAAAAATAGAACAAAGATTAGCTATGTTATCCGGTTCCGTAGGAATTGTGCGCGTAGGAGCAGATTCTAAAGTGGAACTGAAAGAAAAGAAAGATAGAGTTGAGGATGCGATATATGCTACAAAAGCTGCGTTAAAGGAAGGTATTGTTCCTGGTGGTGGAATTGCTTTGTTAAATGCTTCTCAATATATAGAACCTAAAAACGTTGGCGAAACAATACTGCTTAACGCTATTAAAGCACCGTTTGAAACAATACTATATAACGCGGGAATAGAAAACTATGACGAACCAAATGTTAAAGGAAACGGGATTGATGTTATTAGTGGTGATACTGTGGATATGGTTGATCATGGAGTTATCGACCCTCTTCTAGTAACAAAAACAGCATTAAAGAACGCAATCTCCGTCGTTTCCACTATAATCTCCGCAAATTGTGTAATATCTAATATAAGGGTAAATGAAAGCAGTTAATCATTATATTGTAATAGAGCCAATAAAGGAGGCGCTGAAGAAAGTAGGTGGCCTAATCCTTACAGATGAAACAAACGAAGACAATAGGTATTTAAAAGCTAAGGTAATATCAATTGGTAACATCGTCGAGGGAATAAAAGAAGGCGATGTAATATACTACGACAAACACGCTGGACATGGAATCCAGCATAAAGATAAATTTTACGGCGTTATCAAACAAATGGACGTTGTACTAATAGATTAACCCAAACCAAAAACCCAAACCCTTAAACTCAAAACGAACAAACAAACTAATTATTAATTAACAAAAACAAAAAATTATGGGAACATATGCGAATTCAAAAATGGTTATGCTTTACTTCCAAACGGGAGATGGTGTAAACGACGGTGCTAACGAGGGTTTTGCTCGTCCGTTAAGTAAATTTAGAGGTTTTGGCTTTATTGCTGATACCGATGCAATTGAAATGCACTTTGATAGTATACTTGGTACAGGTGCTGATATTGCGGCTGTGGATAAGATAGTATTAAATATCACTGCAGCTAAACAACATTTAGTTATAGCTGATATTACTGCTGCTATTAACGGTATGAAATATGGTGATGGTTTTGTCACTATTTGTGACGATGCTACTGGAGTTAAGGTATCTGATGATATTACTTCTTGCGGTGCTATTACAATAACTGCTGCTGCATAGTCTAAATGAGACTAACCGCGCAAGATTTGCGTGAAATGAATATCCTTAAGTACTACAGGCTCACACGAAAGTGGGCCTGTAAGACTTACGGGTTAACAGATGCAGATTTAGAATTATTAATTTATTTAGATTGTAAAGGAAGATTTACACGACAAGGTTTTAAAGATGGTACCTACACAATGAGTTGGGATAATAATCGTTGGGTAAAACTTAAAAAAGCAGGTTGGATAGAAACCTGGAGACACAGAAACAGAACAACAATAAAATACTCGGTGTTTAAAACATCATTCAAATGTTCTCAGTTGATAAGTAGAATATATAGGGTGTTGTTAGGTGAAGAAGATTTACCAACATCAGAAAGAAGTGTTTTTTATAATAACAAATCATATACCGATAAGGTTTTTAATAAATCTATAGATGATATGATTAAAGATAAAGACAGATAATATGGCATTTAAACTAGGGTCATCACGTACACCGGCGTTTAATAAAGGGCAAGTCAAATCAAGATTGTCGTTTAAACAGTCTGATGCATCTATACCAGGAACACCTGTGTTACGCAAGGATCTTGGTAAGGGTATATTAGGTGAAGCTAATAACGATGGATCTATATTTATAAGTCATAAAGTTGAGCCAGGAAGTGACCAAGAAAAACACGTGCTGATGCACGAGATGGTACATCAAACAGATATGAAAATTGGAAAGTTAGCTTATAATGATAACTACATTAAGTGGAACGGAGAAACTTACGAAAGAAAAAACGGAATGATTAACTACAATGGCGAAATGATACCAGAAGGAAGCAAAGAGTTTCCGTGGGAAAAAATGCCTTGGGAATAAAAATAAAAATGGAAAACAAAAAAGGATTCAAAATGAAAAACATGGCTTATTGGAAACGTAAAAACGCCTTACCAGGTATTAGCCATGAATCAGATAAAAACATGCCTGATGGTAGAGCTAAATCTTCTCCTTTCCAAAAAAATGGAGATAATTTATCTAAAGCCATGTTAGACGCTGCTATTATTGGTGGTGGCATGACCTCTAAAGGCGTGAAAAAAAATGGAGATAATGATTTAAAGAAAAATAAAAAAGGATTTCCTTCTGAAACTAAAAAACCACGTAACTATGAAAAAGAAGCAATGGTTGGTGATATAGGAGATCAAATTGATTTTTTAAACGAAGATTACCACAATCATGGAAAAATGTCTAAGGCTCAATACGACGCTAAGATGAAAATTTTAAGAGCAAAAGAAAAAGCAGCAATAGAAGCAAACAAACTTAGATAATGAATATATTAGGAATGCTTACAGGTGGAGGAACTAAAGACCTTATAGAAGGTGTAGGTGGAGTTATAGACGACTTGCACACTTCAGAAGAAGAAAAGTTAGCTGCTTCACAAAAAATTAAAGAACTAGTATCAAATTACGAAGTTCAAATGGAAAAAGAAATCTCAACAAGATGGAATGCAGATATGAAATCTGATTCTTGGTTGAGCAAAAACGTTAGACCATTGGTTTTAATATTCTTAGTTATAGCAACAGTGTTATTGATATTTATCGATGCTGGTGCTATCAACTTTACGGTTGAAGCTAAATGGACTGATCTATTACAATTAGTATTAATAACCGTGATCGGAGCTTACTTCGGTGGTAGATCACTAGAAAAAACAAAAAAATAAAATGGGACAAAATTCAACAGAAGTCGCTTATGGCTTTGGGCAAATGGGTAGTGGACATATAAAAGCTTCTGCTACAGATTTAATGCCTCCAGCAGGCTCGGTTATAGTAGCTATTACAATGCTTGACGACGTATCGTTTGAAGTTTTAACTGCAGACACACATCTTAATGGCCCTAACGTAGCAGCCAAACAAGGTGGTGATGGAACTGCTTATTTTGGAACTGGATCACAAGTGTTAGCCAATGGTATTGACGCTGATGATACAGATACCGTAGAAAGTGTCGTTGTGGCTACTAGCGTAGTGTTTCCTAAGGGACTCACTATATATGGTAGATGGACTAGTGTTTCACTAAATGCTGATTCAACGCACGGCGTAATTTGTTATTACGGACCTGCTTACGTAGGAGCATCTGCACCAGCTATATCATAATGTTAGGATTAGGCGTAGGATTTTATAAATTAGCGGGTAATGATTACATAAGCGGGTTAGTAGCCCCGTCAACAATACCTAATTTACACCTTTGGTTAAAAGCAAACAAAGGTATAGTAGGTGAATCTGGCGGTGATAGCGACGCGGGTACTATGGCTGACGGTGAAGATATTACTTCGTGGGCTGACCAATCCGGCAGGGGTAGACATGCTTTAGGAGACGATACAGATTCTAAAAAACCACACTGGGAAACTGATGCGGCGGATTTTGGAGGATTAAGATGGCCAGATGATACCGCTGATACCCACATGGATCTAACGCCTGAAAAAGACATTAAAATACTTGCTAATACAGATTTTACCATCATGATGAGAGTGAAATTATCAGATTTTACTACAGATATGGCGTTACTTGGATCTGCTGCTCAAGATATTGTTAAGTGGACAACTAACAAAAGAGTGGCTATATTAATAGCAGGTGCAGGGGCGACTGTATTTGAAGAGTCCTCAGCTAGTATAGCTACTGATAAATATTACATTCATACAATTACAAGAACCGATGGTTCTACAGGAAATATAACATACCACGTACATGGCGGCGATTCTTATGATGATAAGTTTTGGAATGACGATTCTTCAACTCGTCGAGATAGCGATGAATTTGATATAACTAACATAGGATGTGGTGCCGATGGAGTATTACCAGTAGAAGGAGTGATTAAAGATGTTTTGATTTGGAATGGAACGGCTTTAAGCGACGCGCAAAGAAGTGATATGTACGCATATATACTAGGACAACAATATTAACAATTAACTTAAATTAAATAAAATGGCAAAAACAAAAAAAGAAACAAAAAAAGTAGAAAAACCTACAAAAATTAGTAATGAGCATTTAAACAAAATGCAAGAGATTATAAATAATCTTAATAGAGGTCAAATGGAAATAGGTTCCATAGAAACTAGAAAACACGCTGTACTGCACCACGTTACTTCGTTTCAAGATGAATTAGCTAAAATGCAAGAAGAGTTAAAAAAAGAATATGGTACGGATAATATCAATATTCACACAGGGGAAATAAACCACGAAGATGTCAAAACTGATTAGAAAAATTACCGTAGGTAAAGACTATAAAAACGACGCCATGCACTACGCTGTTGGACAAGAGGTTTATGGAGGACATACAATATCTGATATTATAGAAGAGAAAGATAAGTATTCTATTTACATAAAGAAAAACAAAGATGTCTTACCGTGGAAAGACTTTAACAAGAACATGGCGGTGTCTATAGAATATAACTTAGAATACTAATGAAAGCGCCTTTTGACTTTGTTATAGAGCCAAAAGGAAACAGATATAACAATACTAAGAAAGTTGGGAATAAAGATCTTATTTTAAATACAGAAGTTTATAACCACCAATTTGTAAATAGAGAAGCTATTGTTAAATCTGTTCCCACGGCTTTTGAGACAGACATAAAACCTGGAGATACTATTATAACGCATCATAATATATTTAGAAGATGGCATGATGTTAGAGGTAACGAAAAGAATAGTAGAAGTTATTTTAATGAAAACACTTATTTTGTAAAAAAAGATCAAGTGTACTTATATAAAAGAAACGGCGAGTGGAAAACACCGAAAGGATATTGCTTTGTGCAACCAATTAAAGATAGGGTTAAGTTTGGAGTTGACGAAGAAGAATCTTGTGTAGGTATTGTTAAGCATACTGATGGTGTGTATAGCAAAGGAGATCTGGTGGGATTTACACCATTTTCTACTTATGAATTTATAATCGATGGTAAAAGATTATATAGAGTTATGACCCAATTTATTACAATTAAATATGAATATCAAGGAAACGAAGAAGAGTATAATCCAAGCTGGGCAGAAAGCAGTGGAGGAATTAATCAAGGTGGCTAAAGAACCTATTGTTGATTCTGGAGATGATATTACTGCTGATAGACTAAAGAACGCTGCGGCTACTAAAAAACTAGCAATATTTGACGCATTTGAAATACTTACAAGAATTCAAGAGGAAGAAAATCTACTTGAGGGCAAAGCACCTGAAGAGAGAAAGGAAGAAGTCTTTAAAGGATTCGCAGAAGGTAGATCTAAGTAATGTACAAGCAAAGTTTAGTTAACACGGTTGAACCTATAAAAAGAACCACTATTACCAGAATGAACAGAGGTAAAAAGTGGAAGTACGGTTACAACAAAGAACACGATTTAATAGTGTTGTCTCACAATGGGATTATAGGTGAGATCATAGAGATACAAAACTTAATTATAGCGCTACCTAAACCACCTAAAGAAGTATACAAACACGAGAAAAACAAATGGGTGAGGCAAGAATACCCTAAAGAACTTAGTCGTATTAAAAACATATTCGATTGGAGGGGTTATCCGGAAGACAGTAAAGAAAAATGGTACGATTATATAGACGGAGAATTTAAACGTCGAGACGAAGGATTCTGGTTTATAAATAATGGTAAACCAACCTGGATAACTGGTACGCACTATATGTATTTACAATGGAGTAAAATTGACGTTGGAGCTCCAGACTTTAGAGAAGCAAACAGATTGTTTTATATATTCTGGGAAGCTTGCAAGGCAGATAAAAGATGTTACGGTATGTGCTACCTTAAAAACCGTAGATCTGGATTTTCTTTTATGTCAAGCGCGGAAACAGTTAACTTAGCAACTTTAACAGGAGATGCTAGGTATGGTATACTTTCTAAAACTGGTTCTGATGCTAAAAAGATGTTTACTGATAAGGTAGTTCCAATTAGCATAAACTACCCATTCTTTTTTAAACCTATTCAAGACGGTATGGATAGACCTAAAACAGAATTAGCGTATAGAGTACCGGCGTCTAAATTTACAAGAAAAAAAATTACAGCTAACGAAAAGTTAGAAGATATAAAAGGATTAGATACAACGATAGATTGGAAGAATACTGGAGACAACAGTTATGATGGAGAGAAATTAAATCTATTAGTACACGATGAAAGTGGTAAATGGGAGAGACCTGATAATATATTAAATAACTGGAGAGTTACTAAAACATGTTTACGACTAGGTAGCAGGATTGTTGGTAAATGTATGATGGGCTCAACTTCAAATGCATTAGACAAAGGTGGAGACAATTTTAAAAAATTATACAACGCGTCAGATGTCACATCGCGAAATAGAAATGGCCAAACAAAGTCTGGTTTATATTCTTTGTTTATCCCAATGGAATGGAACTACGAAGGATTTATTGACGAACACGGATACCCAGTCTTCGATAATCCGGATAATGACATACTCGGACCAGATGGTGAATTAATTGATATAGGTATAATAGAACACTGGAACAACGAAGTTGAAGGGTTGAAATCTGATCAAGATGGATTAAACGAATTCTATAGACAGTTTCCAAGAACTACAGAGCATGCGTTTAGAGACGAATCTAAAAATAGTATTTTTAATCTCGTTAAGATATACGAACAAATAGATTACAACGAAGGAATACGTAGCTCATCTATAGTATCTACTGGAAACTTTCAGTGGGTGAATGGAGTAAAAGACACACAAGTTATATTTTATCCAGATCCAAAAGGTAGGTTTAAAGTTAGTTGGTTTCCGCCCTCTCACATGCAGAATAAAGTTGTTATGAAAAACAACGTAAAGTATCCTGCAAACGAACACATGGGGGCTTTTGGTTGTGATAGTTACGATATATCTGGGACGGTAGATGGAAGAGGATCCAACGGGGCTTTACACGGTCTTACTAAGTTTTCAATGGAAGATTGTCCACCTAACCATATGTTTTTAGAGTACGTAGCGAGGCCTCCAACCGCTGAAATGTTTTTTGAAGATGTACTTATGGCCTTGGTATTTTATGGGATGCCATTGTTATGTGAGAATAATAAACCTAGGTTATTGTACCACTTAAGAAGAAGAGGCTATAGAGGTTACTCTATGAATAGACCAGATAAGCTTTGGAATAAATTATCTGTAACAGAAAAAGAAATAGGTGGAATACCTAATTCAAGTGAAGACATTAAGCAAGCTCACGCAGCTGCTATTGAAATGTATATACAAAGTCACGTGGGTCATTTAGGTGATGGAAATTATGGAAACGTATATTTTAACGAAACGCTAAATGATTGGAGTAGATTTGATATAAACAAAAGAACTAAGTTTGACGCAACAATAAGTTCTGGATTAGCTATAATGGCGTGTAACAGACATTTGTATAGACCAAACGCTAAAATTGAAAAACAAAACTTAAACATAAGTATTGCTAAGTATTCTAATAGAGGCAATACTTCAAAGATAATAAAGAATTAATATGAGGGAGTTTCCAAGTCAAGTAGTTAGTGATGTAGAAAAAATAAGTTACGAATATGGACTTAAGGTAGCGCAAGCTATTGAGGGCGAATGGTTCGATCAGGATAACTATACTAATAGATTTATTCACGGTAGAAACAACTTTCACAACCTAAGGTTATATGCTCGTGGAGAACAATCAATACAAAAATATAAAGATGAACTTTCTATAAACGGCGATTTATCTTATCTTAATTTAGATTGGAAACCAGTGCCTATTATTTCGAAGTTTGTAGATATAGTAGTAAACGGTATCGCGGAAAGAACATATGATATTAAAGTGTTTTCTCAAGATCCTTATGGAGTTAGTAAAAGAACTCAATATATGGATAAAATTATGGAAGACATGAGAACCAAAGATCTTAAGGGTTTTATTAAAGAAGAGTTTGGAATGGATCTATTTAATAAAAATCCAGATTTGTTACCAGATTCTCAAGAAGAACTAGATCTTCACATGCAATTAGATTATAAACAAGCCGTTGAAATAGCAGAAGAACAAGCTATAAACACATTGTTAGAAGGAAATAAATACGAACTTACAAAGAAAAGATTTTATTACGATCTTACTGTCTTAGGTATAGGCGCGGTAAAAACTTCTTTCAACACGTCTGAAGGCGTTGTTGTTGATTACGTTGACCCTGCTAATATGGTTTACTCTCATACCGATTCTCCTTATTTTGATGATATATACTACGTAGGAGAGATTAAAACAATTCCAGTAAATGAATTGGTAAAACAGTTTCCACATTTATCTAATGAAGATTTAAAAGAAATAACAGATAAAAACAACGGAAAAACCACTAGATATCGAAACGAAGAAAGTGACGATAAAAACAAGATACAGGTTTTGTATTTTAACTACAAAACCTACATGAGCGAAGTTTATAAAATAAAGGAATCTAGCAGTGGAGGAGAAAAGGCTATAGAAAAAAACGATTCGTTTAATCCTGGTGAGAATCAAAACTTCAGTAGAGAATCAAGAAAAATAGAATGTCTATACGACGGAGCTTTAGCGTTAGGAACAGAAAAACTACTTAAGTGGGAAATGTCTAAAAATATGATGCGTCCTAAAAGCGATTATACTAAGGTTAAAATGAACTACGCTATTTGCGCTCCTAGAATGTACGAGGGTAGAATAGAATCTTTAGTTGGCAGAATAACAGGTTTTGCAGACATGATACAACTTACACATTTAAAATTACAGCAAGTGATGTCGCGTATGGTACCAGACGGTGTGTATCTTGATGCTGATGGACTTGCTGAAATTGATTTAGGCAACGGAACAGCATATAATCCACAAGAAGCTTTGAACATGTTCTTCCAAACTGGTAGTGTTATAGGTAGATCATTTACCAGTGAAGGTGATATGAATCCAGGTAAAGTACCTATTCAAGAAATTCAAAGTGGATCTGGTGGACAAAAATTACAATCTCTTATAGGTAATTACAATTACTATTTACAAATGATAAGAGATGTGACTGGATTAAACGAAGCTAGAGATGGTAGTATGCCGGATCCAAAATCGTTAGTTGGCGTGCAAAAAATGGCTGCAGCTAATTCTAACACAGCAACAAGACATATATTACAAAGTGGACTTTTTTTAACCTCTGAAGTTGCCGAATGTTTATCTCTTAGAATATCTGATATTATAGAATATTCTCCAACTAGAGACGCCTTTATTCAATCTATTGGAGCACATAATGTTGCCACCTTAAAAGAAATGAGTCAATTACATTTATATGACTTTGGTATATTTATAGAGTTAACTCCAGATGAAGAAGAAAAAGCTATATTAGAACAAAATATACAGGTAGCGTTAAGTCAACAAAATATAGAACTTGAAGATGCTATTGATTTAAGAGATATAAAAAACGTTAAACTAGCAAATCAACTCTTAAAAATAAAAAGAAAAAAGAAATTACAAAGAGACCAGCAAATTCAACAAGAAAACATGCAAGCTCAAGCTCAAGCTAACATACAGCAACAAGAAGCTTCCGCTCAAATGGAAATGCAAAAACAACAATCTTTAGCACAAACAACTATTTCTATAGAGCAAGCTAAATCTCAATTTGAGATTGAAAAAATGTATCAAGAAGCTGAGGTTAAAAAAATGTTGATGGAACAAGAGTTTCAATACAACATGCAGTTAAAAGGTGGGGAGCAACAACAGAGATCCGCTGGTGAAAAAGAAAAAGAAGATCGTAAGGATAAAAGAACAAAAATACAAGCGTCACAACAAAGTGAACTTATAGACCAAAGAAATAACAACAAACCACCTAAAAACTTTGAATCATCAGGTAATGATATAATGGGTGGGATTGGAGATATGTCTAGCTTTGGTCCTAGGTAAACTAATTATTAACTATTATTATATTATATTATGGCAAAAAAGAAAAAAGAAGAGCCAGTCGTGGATAACGAAACTGGTTCATTAAAAGTAAAAGAAAAGGTAGAAAAACAACCAGATGGTAACGAAACAAAAGGAAACGTTACTAAAGTTCAAGAAAAAATGAAAATGAAACCTATAGTTGAAGAACAAAGTATAACTAAGGTTAATTTAGATAAACCACCAACACCAAAAGAAAATGAAGAAATTAAAGAAAACACAGCTAACGACGGAGGAGTGGTTGAACTCATTGAAGATACCCCTACCTCACAAGAACAAGAAAAAATACAACCGGAAACAGAAACACAAGAAGTTCCAGTTGTAGAAGAAGTAACAAACGAAGAAAAAATAGAGGAAATAACTGAGGCTGTCGAAGAAGCTATTGTTGAATCTCAAGAAACAGGAGTTGAACTTCCAGAAAACATCCAGAAACTAATGAGCTTTATGGATGAAACAGGTGGAGATTTAAACGACTATGTAACGCTTAATCAAGATTATTCAGATTTAGACAATCAAACTCTACTAAAAGAATATTATAAATCTACTAAACCACATTTATCAGAAGACGAAGTAGACTTCGTTATGGAGGATACGTTTGCTTATGATGAAGAGGTAGACGAAGATAGAGAAATAAAAAGAAAAAAATTAGCGATGAAGGAGCAAGTTGCCGAAGCAAAGCTACACTTGGAAAGTGTAAAATCCAAATATTACGAAGATATCAAAAGCGGAAGTAAGCTGACTGAAGAGCAACAAACCGCTATGAAATTCTTCAACGAACACAACGAGAGATCAGAAGTAAATCAAAAGATGTTAGATATTTTTAGATCTAAAACAGAAAATGTTTTTAACGACAAGTTCAAAGGTTTTGAATATGAAGTTGGAGACAAAAAATTTAGATTTAACATTAAAGATACTGACAAAGTAAAAACAACTCAAAGCGACATTAACAACTTTATAGGAAAGTTTCTTAATAAAGACGAAGTAATGGAAGACGCAAGGGGTTATCACAAAGGACTTTTTACCGCTATGAACCCAGATCAAGTTGCTAATCATTTTTATGAGCAAGGTAAGGCTGACGCGCTAAAAGACAGTATTGCTAAATCTAAAAATGTTAGTATGGATCCTAGGCAAGCACACGTCGAGAACGTGAATACTAGTGGTTTTACGGCTAGAGCCCTGAATGATGATGGACCTGATTTTAAGTTTAAAATTAAACAAAAATAATAATTTAAAAAATTAAAAATGGCAATTACAAACACAACTAATTTGAATAGCGTACCAGCGGCTAAGCCGATGGCTCTCGCAACAAATTACTTAGACTTCAACACAGACATGGGTTGGGCTCAACAATTTTTACCAGATCTTATGGAAAAAGAAGCAGAGGTATTTGGTCCTAGGACTATATCTGGATTTCTTTCACAAGTAGGAGCTGAAGAAGCGATGGCTGCTGATCAAGTTATTTGGTCTGAGCAAGGTCGTTTACATTTATCTTACAAAGGACACGTTCAAAGTAACGCTGGTGGTACGGCGTCTGGAGGTGAAATCGAAATCGAAGTTGATATCGATGGAAACGATGTAGGTTCTGACCACGGTATTAGAGTTAACGACACGGTTTTAATAGCAAACTCCGAAGGAGTTGTAAGATGTTTAGTGACAGCTACTGACACTACAGACATGATTGACGTACAACCTTATGATTTTGCATCTTTAAATACCGCTGGTTTATCAACTACTGGTGGAACTGAAACTACAACTATATTGGTTTTTGGTTCTGAATACGGAAAAGGTGATAGCTACAACGCTGCTGACGGTACTACTACTACTGATTCAAGAGGTGCTAACCAACCTTCGTTCAAAACTTTTAGTAACAAACCAATTATAATGAAAGACTACTTTGAAGTATCAGGTTCTGATACAGCTAGAGTTGGTTGGGTTGAAACTACTTCTGAGTCTGGACAATCAGGATACATGTGGTACTTAAAAGCTGAAGCTGATACAAGAGCTAGATTTAACGATTACTTAGAAATGTCTATGTTAGAAAGTGAACTAAACTTAGTTGCTTCTGGTATTGATGGTACAGCTGTTATTTCTGGTTCAGCTGCAGGTGCTGGAAACGTAGGTACTGAAGGTTTATTTGCTGCTATCGAAGATAGAGGTAATTTAACTTCTGGTGTTACTGGTGTTAACGCAGCTACTGATTTAGCTGAATTTGACGCTATTTTAGCTGAGTTCGACAATCAAGGTGCTATTGAAGAAAACATGATGTTCGTAAATAGAGCAACAGCTTTGGCAATCGATGACATGTTAGCTTCTATGAATTCTTATGGAGCTGGTGGTACTTCTTACGGAGTGTTCAACAACTCTGAAGACATGGCGCTTAATTTAGGTTTCTCTGGATTTAGAAGAGGTTCTTATGACTTCTATAAGTCTGATATGAGATACTTAAACGACAAAGCTACGAGAGGTGGTATTAATTCAGCTAACGCTGCTAACGCGATTAGAGGTATTATTGTTCCAGCTGGAACTTCTACTGTTTACGACCAAATGTTAGGTAAAAACTTAAAGAGACCATTTTTACACGTTAGATACAGAGCTTCACAAACTGACGATAGAAAAATGAAAACTTGGGTTACTGGTTCTGTTGGAGCTGCTACATCTGCTTTAGATGCAATGCAAATCCACATGTTATCAGAGAGATGTTTAGTTACACAAGGTGCTAACAATTTCATGTTAATGAAGTAAGCATTTATTATATCAAAAGACCGGGGCTTCGGCCTCGGCCTTTTATTTTATTAATTTTATTATATATTATATTATGGCAAAAAAACAAACAAAAGTCTCGCCACAGGCAGACCCTGGAGATGAGCATGTAAAACAAGTGGTAGTTGAAACTCCATTAGTTGAAGAAACAAAAATTAGAGAAAGAAAAGTACCTTCTAACGAGTGGGAAATAAAAGATAGATTATACAAGTTGAAAGGTGGTAAAAAACCATTATCTAGATCTGTAAAAGCAACAGATATTTATTATTTTGACGAAGAAAAAGGATATGAAAGAGAGCTTAAGTATTGTCAAAATCAAAAAACTGCTTTTGTTGATGAAATGAAAGGTGATCAAAGATTAGAGCATATTGTGTTTAGGTCTGGTAATTTATTTGTTCCAAAAGAACAAGCGACTTTACAAAAACTACTAAGCTTATATCACCCGCACAGAGATAAAATATACGAAGAGTTTAAACCAGCGGCTTTAGCAGCTGAAGAAATAGATATATTAGAACAACAAGTTGAAGCATTAGTTGCCGCTAAAAACGTTGACATTGATATGGCAGAAGCTATTATGCGTGTTGAAAAAGGTTCTAGCGTATCTAAGATGAGTTCTAAGGAGCTCAGAAGAGATTTATTAGTATTCGCAAGGAATAACCCTAAGCTGTTCTTAGAACTAGCGGACGACGAAAATGTAATGCTAAGAAATTTTGGTATTAGAGCTGTTGAAGATGGCACATTAAGACTATCATCTGATCAAAGAAATTTTCTTTGGGGAAGTAATGGTAGAAAAATAATGACAGTACCGTTTGACGAGCATCCGTATACCGCTTTAGCGCATTGGTTTAAAACTGATGAAGGTATGGAAATCTACTCTAATATAGAGAAAAGATTAAATCAATAACAACAATAATATGGTTGCCCTTCGGGGTAACCATTTATTAAAATTTAATTATATGGAAAAATCAAAAGGATTAGGTGATACAGTAGAAAAAATCACAAAAGTAACCGGTATAAAAAGTTTATTTGAACTTGGAGGTAGATATACAGGAAAAAAAGATTGCGGTTGCAATAAAAGAAAAGAGAAACTAAATAAAATGTTTCCTTATAAAAAATAAAAAAATACTATGATAAACGTAGATACAGTATATCAAAGAGTTTTGACTCTAGCAAACAAAGAACAAAGAGGATATATTACTCCTCAAGAGTTTAATCTATATGCTAACCAAGCGCAAATGGATATATTTGAACAGTACTTCTACGATTTAAATCAATTTTTAAGAGTACCAGGAAATACCACTATGCACGCTGATATGGTAGATATGTTAGAAGAAAAGATAAGTGTATTTGAAGTAACCGCTACTTTGGGTTTAGCCGCCAACCCTAACGGCGTTGCGGGTAATCTAAATATATTGCCAAGATTTTACAGGCTTTCAAGCGTTAGATCGGGTAACACTATAATGGAAAGTGTCAATAGAAAAGACTTTAGAATGTTTCCAAATAGTCCCTTGACTACACCGACAGCAACAAGGCCTATTTATATGGTAGATACAATAAACAGTGTTGTTCAAATAGCTGGTAACAATGCCTTAACAACCGCAGATATAGATTATATTCAATCACCTAGAGAGGTAAACTGGACCTACGTTGTTGTTGGGGAAAAAGCGTTATTAAACGCAACCGCTTTAGATTACCAAGATTTTGATTTACATCCATCCGAAGAAACGGAATTAGTTTTAAAAATATTAACTTTAGCAGGATTTACACTGAAAGATCCAAATTTATATCAAGCAGCGGCAGCGGAAGACACAAAGAATATTCAACAAGAAAAACAATAAATAAATGGGATTATTAGATAATACTACACAACAATCGTATTACCAAGGTAATAATTACGGTAATTATCAGTTTACTTCTTTAGAAGATATTATAAATCAATTTATTATAGCTTACACGGGAGAAAACAAAATAATACCTAAGGTAAAAAAGACAGATGTAGCTTTCCACGCACAAAGAGCTATGCAAGAATTGTCGTTTGATACTTTTAAATCTATTAAATCTCAAGAAATAACACTACCTCCGTCCAACACAATGATACTTCCTCATGATTATGTTGACTACACAAGAGTATTATGGACTGATAGTTCTGGTATTAAACACCCTCTTTATCCCACTAAACACACTCAAAATCCAACCCCAATTTTACAAAACTCAGATAGCGAATATGCTTTAACAGCTATTGGTACTTTGGATGACGTTACAAACGATACAACAATAGTTTTAGACGACGAGTATTTAAATATATTGGTCGGGATGGTTGTTTCTGGACCTAGCGTACCTGTCGGATCGTTGGTGGTTGCTACGTCTAACGCCAGCGGTATAACAACAATAGAAATTAACAATGCTGTAACTTATACAGGTACTGAAACTCTTACGTTTGCACCTCAAGATGGTTCTTTAATATTAGAACAAGAATCTTCTTTTGTGTTAGAAAACGTTACATGGAGTTTAGCTGACAATAAAATAACACAATCACCAAATACAGACGTTTCTAATATAACGGTTGGAATGTTAGTATCTCACGAAGACTTTCCGAATGGAACAACGGTTACCGATGTCAATGGTGCTGTTATAACAACATCAAGCGATTCAACTACGGCATCGACAGGAACAACAAACGAGGTGACTTTTATATCAACGCTTACAAACTCTACAACTTGGAATAGTTATCAATCTAACAACAACACCAGTGGTACTAGCGATGCCGCGGCTTATAATTACGATACCGATGTTTACGATTTGAATATAGGTCAAAGATATGGATTAGAACCTTCTCACGCGCAAACTAACGGAACTTATTTTATAGACACACAAAGAGGATTGATTCACTTTAGCTCTGATCTATCGGGTAGAACGATAGTTTTAGATTATATAAGCGATAGTCTCGGTACCGACGGAGAAATGCAAGTGCACAAATTCGCGGAAGAAGCTATGTATAAATCTATTGCTTACGCAATACTTTCTACTACTATTGCTGGACAACAACTAGTCCCTAGATTTAAAAAAGAAAAGTTTGCGGCTATAAGGCAAGCTAAATTAAGATTATCAAATATTAAATTAGAGGAAATTACTCAAGTATTAAGAGGTAAATCTAAATGGATTAAACACTAAAACATGCCAGAGATTAAGAATATTTTTCATAAAGGTGTAATGAATAAAGATCTCGACGAGAGATTAGTACCTAATGGACAGTTTAGAGACGCTATGAACGTACAGGTTTCTACTTCTGAGTCTTCAGAAATTGGAACGGTACAAAACATATTAGGTAATATACGTGTTGATGGCTTAAATTTAACCGACTTTATGTGCGTTGGGGCTATAGCTGACGAAAAAAACGATGTTTTTTATTGGTTTATTACTGGTAGCGTTGACGCTATTATAGAGTACAGTGACGATGGAACCGTTACGCCTATATTAGTAGATGTCCCTAGAAACGTTCTGAGGTTTGATCCTCTTAACATTATAACCGGAATAAACATAGTTGATGGTTTGCTTTTTTGGACAGACAACGTTAACGAGCCAAGAAAAATAAATATAGATACACTTAAATTGAACAACCACACCGATTTAAGTACGCATAGTAATATGTTTGTTAAAGGTGTTTCTGTTGGAGCAATAACAGAAGATCACATTACAGTAATACGTAAAAGACCACAAAGAGCTCCAGTTGTTCTTTTTGACAACAACCCTTATGAACCTATAACTACTTCGATAGAATTAAATTTTTATGATATGGTAGCGGGCACTGAGTTTCAATTTGACGATGGGCCGTGGAGATATTCGCAAATGACACCTACCAACGTACCTAATGATGCTCTTTGGCCGTACATGGTGGGAGACGAATTTGTATTAAGTTTAGATAGTGAACCTGGTAGTCTACCTTATAACTACCAAGTTAAAGTTGAGGTTATTGGTCAGACTCTTGTCCCGAACGGTCCAGGACAAGGATTAGGAGTTTGGAACGCCGGATACACAACCACGTGGAACTCTGTAATTTGGGATTTAAAGATCATAGAAACAGATAGGATATACGAAAATGAAATATTATTATTTAACGCTACGCAAATACCTGAAACTGACCCGCTATTTGAAAAAGAACTTATAAGATTCGCTACTAGATGGAAATATGTTGATGGTGAATACTCCGCTTACTCTCCTTTTACTGTGCCAATATTTCTAGCTGGACAATTTTACTTTCACCCAACAGACGATCCGTTTAACCAAGGAATGGAAAGTAGAGCAACGTCTTTAACTATAAAAGATTTTATTCGTGAGGACACACCTAATGATGTTGTGCAAGTAGATATTCTATTTAAAAAAGAAAGGTCTACAACTATATACTCTATAGATAGCGCTAAAATCGACACTACGTTACCTGGATCAACGCATTGGCACGATTACGACAATGCTTACGACGGAGTACATATTATCGATTCTCACGTAGTAGGACAAGTGCCACCCCCCCTCCCCCCAATTAATTCATTAGCAAGTAACTTAAGAGGAAAATCTGGACTATACAAAGTAACCACAGAAAATATATACGCCGCTTTACCAGACAATCAAATGTTACGACCTTGGGATAACGTTCCTAGAAAAGCACTTTCACAAGAAATAACAGCTAATAGAATTATTTACGGAAATTATTTACAAAACTATAGTTTGAAAGATATTTACGGGGATATATCTACACCTTCGATAACATTAAATTCTGAATATAGAGATTATTTAAGAGAAGGGCAAGTAGGAAACTGCTGTTTGCCGCTACCTGTTACTTTTACTAACAATCGAGCAGAGAAATCTATAAAATCATTAAGAACTTATTATTTAGGAATTGTTTACGGAGATAAATACGGAAGAGAAACCCCAGTATTAACAAGTAAAAACGCTTCGCATCACATACCTTTTGACTGGGATAACACAGCTGGATTTGATGGAGCTGCGGATGATTCAACAAGACTAATAGCTAGTTTAACAGGGAATCAACCATCTTGGGCTCGTTATTTTAAGTATTTTATAAAACAAACCACCGGAGAATACTACAACCTTACCTTAGACAGAGTTTACAAAGCCGCTGGAGACGAGAATTTATGGGTTTCTTTTCCGTCTTCAGATAGAAATAAAATTGAAATAGGTGATTACTTTTCTATTAAGAAACAAGTTGATATAGAAGAAATAATACCTATAGAAAACAAAATCAAAATTATAGATATTAAAAACGAAGCTCCGGAATCTATTAAATATGATTACGTCGCTTTAGGTAGCGCTGGAGGAAGTCAAATTAATTTAGATAATTTGTTTCAAGATATATCTGCTCAACCAGGTGCTGGAGTTAAACGTTTATTAATAGATAAAGATACTTGGGTAGATGATGAAAACGGATTAGCCCTAGAAGATCTTAGTAAAAGCGATAGACTAGCAGTTCAATTTACTATCGTAGAAAGTGGTAACAATATAAAATCGGAAAAATATTTTGTTACTGGATTCTCGGTGGAAGACAACGGAGGAGACTTACAGTACAACATGGTGTTAAGAAAAGTTATACAAGATTCAGATAGTTGGGTAGAAAGTTCCGTTGGAGTATTGAATTACAATAAGGGATTAACTATTACCATATACAAACTAGAAGAAAAAAATCCTATTGAATTTGAAGGTAGATTTTTTGTTAAAATCGTTTCAAATCCAGTGACGCAAACGTATCTAATACCTTCAACACAGGATATATACGCCTTTCAAGTTCTGGCGAAGTTAAAAGCGTTTCAATTGTTTGACGCGTCAGGTAGTTGGGTTGGTCCAGTGCCGGGTGTATACAACACCTTAAACTCTTGGACTGGCTCTAACACGGTAATGACCCCCACGCAACTCGCTGCCCGTGGAGTTTCTGATGAATCCGCGTGGAGAAAAAACGCTGCTTTTGATACAGGTGTTAACAATACTGGGGGGTGGTTTTTGGATAACGCGACATTTGTAGCGGCCCAATCAAATGACACTAGAAACGCTAGGCAATCAGGAAAAATGTGGAAGGGAGATATTTTAGCTAACAAAGCAGGGCCTCCAGGTGGACCGTTTACTATTACGCAAAATACTGAGTATGTAAATGGATTTGAAGCTGTTATCACCCCAACTTTAGGAGGCGCTGGAACGCCGACTACACCCCACCCTAGTGTTACGAGTAATTCTTCAATCGACTCAATTCCATACAATTCTATAGTAGATCAAACTGGAGCCCCTTTTGCAAACGGAGGTGGCCCTAGATTATGGAGCGAAACTGTTATAGACCCAGTAAACAACGGACAATGGGGAAATACAGCTGGTGGAAGCTCGATGGACCCGTTGTATGATCCTCCTCCCGCGTCTTGGGATACAACTTACGAACCTGTAGACGACGGTGGAAATTGGATACATCTTTCTTTTTTAGCTCCAGGCGTAGATTTACACGATGGGGACTTCGACCAAGCTGATTACGATATGACAAATTTTGATGACTCGAGTTCATCTCGAGCAGATAGATTCCACACAATGTTATTTCACGCGTTTGATAGAATTAGAGCAACTTCTATTTATAGGGATGGTATATATCCTTCGCAAAACGACGGGAATTGGGTATTTCCAACGGTTAATGGTAACTCCGTTCACTTCAATTCTTTAACCCCAGCCCAACAAGAAGATTATTACCAACAATGGGAACCTGGTTATTTAAATCCATCTGCGCAATCTATTGTAAATAGATTAGAATCCGGTAGTAGATTTATGATAGTTGGAGATACCAATAATGAAATTTACACTATAAAACGAGTACATGTAAAAAGAATTTACAACCACACTTCTTGGAATCCATCACCAGCAGTTTTTGTGAACGGTATACATACTTACGATGCAGGTAACTTATTTGCAAAAGATTCAAATGGAACTGGAAGCGTATCTTATTGGATGCAGAGAATGATGGATTACTTAGATGGTAATGGTTACCAATATCACACAGTTCCATTTAAAGATGGCCCGTGGCAAAATTTTAAAGATGCCGTAGTAAGATTTGGTAAGGCAAATAACAGAAGAACGACTTATATACTACAAGTAGATAAAGACACTACTACAAATAGTTCAATTAGTTGGGATCACGATGATAACGATAGTACTATAAATCAAATCGATATTTTTCCTGACACAGCAGACAACGACACCGCTCAAGTCATTAGATTTGTTGATGATTATATAGAACCAGGAGCTAATACCCTACCAACTTCCCCAGCTATATTTGAAACAGAAGCCGACGAAGATGTTGATTTAAATATATATTACGAAGCAAGTGACGCTTTACCTATTGGATTAGATGGTGATAAAGGACATCTTTTAGCGCCTATAGGCACTAAAGTTACTTGTAGCGTTATAAATAGTTTAGTAGATTATAATTCTCAAAACAATCTTTACGGTGGCGCTTATGATTTATTTCTAAAAGTGAAATCATGGGAAGGTAATGAGTTAGAATTATTTGGCCCAGGTTTAATAACAAACCCAAGTGGCCAAGGACTTACGACTAGTAACGACGCTATGGGTTGGAGTGATCAAAGCACTATATATGGAACTCATTATCTTTGGTTTTGGAGAGAAGACGGTAGTTACACGTCCGCGGTAATAGATGGCGTTACAGAGATAAGCACCACCGGCCCAGATTTTTATATAACTAAATTAAGAATAAGAGATAATTCTTACCAAGAAAAAGTTGGGTTATCATATTATAATTGTTTTTCTTTTGGAAATGGAGTTGAATCTAATAGAGTTAGAGATGATTTTAATGAATCGTTTATTTTAAATGGAGTAAAAGCATCAACCGTATTAGAAGAACCGTACGAAGAAGAAAGAAGAAAACACGGATTGATATATTCTGGAATATACAATTCTATAAGCGGAATAAATAATTTAAATCAATTTATACAAGCTGAAAAAATAACAAAAGATTTAATGCCATCTTACGGTAGTATACAAAAATTATACGCTAGAGATAAAGATCTTATAACACTTTGTGAAGATAAAATTATAAAAGTATTTGTAGATAAAGATATTCTTTACAACGCAGATGGTAACACGCAGTTATTGGCTACTAATAGAGTTTTAGGAACAGCAGAGCCTTTTAGAGGTAATTACGGTATATCTAAAAATCCAGAATCATTTGCTGCGGAATCATTTAGAGCTTATTTTACAGACAAACAAAGAGGAGCTGTAATAAGATTATCTATGGACGGAATAACACCAATATCAGACGCTGGAATGCATGATTATTTCAGAGATAATTTACCACTTAACCAAGTGCTACTTGGAAGTTATGACGCACACAAAGGAAACTACAATCTAACTATGTTTAAAAACCTATACAGAGGTAATTTATCTCGTGGTACCTCTGTGCGTGCTAGGTCATACGGAGAGAACAGAGAGGACGGAGGCAGAGCGCTAATAGGTTGTACCGATTCTAGAGCGTTAAATTACGATCCTAACGCCACTGCCTCTTGTGAAGGTTGTTGTGAATATCCAGAGTACGCAAGGACAGTAACTTACAACGAGATGGCAAAAGGATGGGTAAGTTTTAAATCGTTTGTACCTGAGTTTGCTATTAGTAGTGTTAATCAGTATTACACTATGATGGAAGGAACTTTGTGGAAACACCACCAAGAAACAACACCAGAAACTAGGAATACTTTTTATACTGATCTTGTTGCTAATCCGTTTACAGAGTCATCCGTAACACCTATATTAAACAAACAACCAGACGTTGTTAAGAATTTTAACACTTTAAACTATGAAGGTAGTCAAACCAAGGTAGATATAAATTTAGTTGACAACGATTATTACAACTTATACGAAAAGAAAGGTTGGTACGTAGAAGATATACACACAGACAAACAAGACGGAACGTTAAATGAATTTATAGAAAAAGAAGGTAAGTGGTTTAATTATATAAAAGGATCGTGCGAAACTGTGGATACAGCTGCGTTTAATTTCCAAGGATTAGGAGTAACCAACGTTGTAACTGGAGAATGTCTACCCTGCGCGGCTGCGACTGTAGTAGGATGTACAGATTCAAGCGCAACAAATTACAACTCTCTTGCAACGGTAGATGATGGAAGTTGTACTTATCTTCCTGTTTCAGGATGTACGGATCCAACAGCAACAAACTATGACGCTACTGCTACTGTTGATGATGGTTCTTGTACATACCCTATTGTACGTGGTTGTATGGATCCAACGGCAACTAACTATGATCCAACAGCAATGGTAGATGATGGTAGTTGTGTTTACGCGATATTTGGCTGTACGGATCCCTTAGCGTTAAACTACGATTCAGCCGCAACCGTTGATGATGGTAGTTGTACTTATCCTTCTGTTATAGAGGGGTGTACGGATCCAAACGCAAACAATTACGACCCACTGGCTAATGTTGATGACGGTAGTTGTACGTATACTGCGGTGCCTGGTTGTACTGATCCTTTAGCAGCAAACTATAACAACAGCGCTACGGTTGATGATGGTAGTTGCACTTACTGCTCGTGGCACGAGTTTAGAAATTGCGTTACTGGGGAAATCATCCAATTTGGTAGATGGGCAGGACCATCTTTATCGTACACGTGTTCAGCAAGTAATAATCACTTTAACTACATTACCAATAACGTTGGAACCCTTAACGTAGGAGACGTACTATCGTTTAGCTTAACTGGAGGTGGTGTTTATCAAGTTAATCAATGGCCAGAACAACCGTGTTATGAATACATGGGGCTTGGAACTCCTGGAGTTAGTCCACAAATGATGGCGGGTGGTGGAGGTGCCGCGAGTATACTGGTAAATGTGAACCTAGTTCAGGATTGGGCGATACATACAGACTGCCCAGCTTGTGATAACTTTCTTCAAGTTCCGTAATAAAAAATATAAATATAAAATAAAATAAATGGCATTAGCAATATCGGGCTGTACAAATCCAACAGCAACAAATTACAACCCACTCGCAACTATAGACGACGGAAGTTGTATTGGAGGTCTAACACCTGGCTGTTGCGATCCTACAGCGACAAATTTTAATCCACTTGCAACGTGTGATGATGGGAGCTGTTTGTACACTGGTGGTAACACATGTTTAACGTGTGGAACTACTGGTAGTAACGATTCTGTTCCAGGTTGTTGTGAGTTAACTGCATTTAACTATGATCCATTAGCTACTTGTGATGACGGAAGTTGTGTGCCAATTATTTATGGATGTCTGGATCCTACTGCTATAAACTACTATGCTAGTGCAAATATTGATGATGGGTCTTGTGTTTATCCCTTAGCTACCTATGATTGTATCAATAATGCATGTATAGATCCAGGAACTGGTAACGGAGCTTACGCGTCTTTAAGCGCTTGTAACACCGCTTGTGGCGTTGTAGCAACCCCATCGTGGGATTGTGATGGTCAGGGTAATTGTGTTGATCCAGGAACAGGTAATGGAACATACGCATCATTAGTTGCTTGTCAATCTAATTGTATAACTCCACCTCCACCCATTAATTGTCATCAAAATTATCATTTATTCGAAAGGTGTAGCGATGGATTTTCGATGTCTTTTGGTAACTATGGTCCTTCAGGAACTGGCGGCACAACGCATCGTTTTACTTGTGACGCTAGTCATGAGCACTTTGATTTTATTAACAATAACATCGGAACACTTTCTATAGGTGACGTATTGTCGCTAGATGTAACTAATGGAAATATAAGTGGTCCATCTCATTTCACCAATCAAGAAGCTTGTTATAAATATATGGGGATTGGATCTAACCCGGGAAATGGTTCAAAGATGTTGTATCATAAACCAAGTATAAATAGTTTTAGTTGGACGATACATCAAACTTGCGCAATTTGTTCGAATTTTGTATAAACAATTTAAACAATAAACACCCAATATAAAACAAACAAATATGAGTTATAATAACAACATAATTACAAACGCAATTGTTGGCGCAACCTCTAAGACTAACTTGATTACAAGCGTGTATATAGACACGTCTAAAACGAGAAGCACATCTAATTCTAGAGTTTTAACGGTTAGAGGTGACAAGGAAGCTGTATTTAGTTTGCAAGTTTCTAGATCTTCAAATGGTCAATTTTATGATTTTTCGACAAATACTTTTTCTGCTACATACGGTTCTCAAAGTAGATTAGCAAATTTAAGTCCAGGAAACACTAGTATTATTTTTCCAGCGGCGTCAAGTGGAGACACTTACACTATTTACGTTTGGCCAGAACCACACTTTAACACACTGCTAAGTTTTGGGCAAAACAAACTTAGACACACGCAAGAAATAGAGCAAGCGGGAACTAATGCTGTTGTTACTTTTTCAACAGACACTTCTATTTCTACTGTTTCCGCTACGTCTATGGGTTCTTCTTCTGGTTTTTCAACAGGAAGTTACGCGCAGGGCGGGGCGCCAACCGTTAGTTTTAAAGACACGCAATTAACAGTTCCATCTAGTGCATCTGATCATGGTGTTTATATTACAGAGACAGGGAGTGTGAGCGTTAAAGGAACTTGGAATAGTAATGCTTTATACTGGCAAACCGGAAACTACGTAGCTAACGGAGCGGGCACAGACTCTACAGCTTTAATACTAGATAGCGTCGACGGTTTACGTATCGGCATGCAAGTTGCTTATGTTAACAGCGTTTTTCAAACTGCCTTAAGGGCTATAACAGCTATAAACACTACTACAAAAACAGTAACTTTAGACGGGAACGAAACTTGGAGTAACGACCATGTTATTTTGTTTAGAGCCTACGGAATAGATTTAATATCAAGCGCGATAAATATTAATTTAACGTTAGCTAATTCAACGGTAAGATTAGGACAATTATCAACAACATTAAGAACAAATATAAGCTCTGGGGTAGAGGCAGACGTAAACGGAACGACTGGTATAGGCGCGGGAGCTATAGCTAGATGTAGGTTTATCAACAACTCCACGTCATTATCAGCTTCTAAAATATCCGCTGTTAGTGGAAGTACAACAGCCGGTGCTATAACTATAACAAACGCTGAGTTTGCCGCAGGTGGATTTGTTGGCGATATAATATATATTGATAATTTTAGTAATTTAATTTTTTTAACTGGAGATATATCTATTACTAAATATCCAACCACTGACCAAACTATACACATAGATACTAGCAAATTTTTAACAGCAGGAGCAGCTTCTTAAAAAATAAAATATGATAACATTACAATTTATAAACAACGTGGATAATGATTCTTTACAAATAGGTGACATGATTTACTTTCAAACACCCGCTCCCTTAGGTGGGTTTGATCAACAACTTAACGCTCCTATTTTTGTAGGTCCAGTTGTAGATATATTTAATGCCAATGGGGTTAGTATCTCTTCTCAAAATTGGAATCCACCGATGTTTAGTATGCAGGTTGATGACGTTGATCCTGGAGGTGCAGTTCCTAGCGTTAATGATTTCATTATGTTTAATAAGGACTGTTCGGCAAACATGTCTGGATTGGTTGGATATTTTGCGGAGGTAAAAATTAGTAACAACTCAAGGGAAAAAGCAGAAATATATTGTTTATCTTCTGAGATAACCCCTAGTAGTAAATAATAAGTAAAAAGTGTAATTATAGATAAAACAAATAATATTATGGCATATAAAAAAGCAACACCAGCAAAATTTATTACCGCTGTGTTTGGAGGAGCTGCGCTTAGAAAAGAACAAAGAGCTGCACAAGAAGATTTTGGAAGACACATGGATGATTACGAGGATACTAAAATGAAAAATCCCTACGCTGGTGTAAAAAATCCTTACGAAAGTTTAGAAAATGTTTACGAAGATCAAACTGTAAACTTAAAGCAAGCTGAGTTTGAAAAAGAACAATCACAACAATCTATGGCTAATATAATGACCAGTATGCAAGGAGCCGCTGGAGGAAGTGGTGTAGCTGGATTAGCGCAGGTATTGGCTAATCAAGGAGTTAAACAAGCGCAACAAGCTTCTTTAAGTATTGGGGCTCAAGAACAAGCTAACCAACAAAGAATGGTTGCTGAATCTGGAAGATTACAAGAGTTAAAAGCTAAGGGAGAGCAAAAAAGAGATATGTTAGAAAGAGAAGGAGATCGAATGGTAGAGCAGTACGATATGGATAAACAAGCAAAAATGTTAGATTACGCAGGGCAAAGACAAAACGCTGCTAATCAAAAAATTGACGAAATGAACTCGCAGATAGATGCTTTTGCCACAGGGTCTTTAAAGGCTGGGGTTGGCATGGGTAGCGATTGGCTTTCGGGGCTAGCAGAAAGAGGATTAGGTCAAAAAGATGCGAAATAATAAACTATAAAATATGTCAGATAAAGAAGCAAGAAAATATTTTGAAAACATGCCTTATGGTGATGACGCTAGGTCATCTGAAATACATGGAAAAGACAACCAACAAGCCATAAACTATATGGTGTCAAGTTTGGTGGCAAAATACGACGAGGCTATGAAGGCTGGAGACAAACAGACGGCTAGTAGTTTTTCTGGAGTTATAAAGCAAATAGCTAAAGATTTAGATAATTTAAAAGAAATAAAAAAAGAATTTGCAGTAACTTACGGTGGAGGTACTGGAGGTAAAAACACGTTTTCTAATTGGACTAACTTACGAGAGTTTGATATTCCGTTCTTTTTAGAAAAAGGTACGATCCAGTTTGGTGATGATTTACGACCAGTGTTAAGTGTTGTGTCTCCAGACGGAGCCGAGGTAGTTAAAAAAATAGAAGACATAACGCAAGATTGGGTTGTTAAAGGAACGGAGGAAACTGATTTTATGAAAATGCAGCAAGATGCGGTTAAGCAATCTAACACAATGGGCAACAAATTAGACTTCGACGTTGATTGGGCTATAGATAACTTACTGACAAACAACGACGCTTGGAAATCGTTTACCACCGACAAGGTTGGTGGAAGATTCTTTTTACAAGATTACCTTCAGGAAAACGAACAAGCGCTTGCTTCTGGAGAAATACCAGACGAAATGTTACACCCAGAATCTTTTAATCCAGAGTTTGATACTAGATTACATAAACATTATTCTGATAGAATTAAAAAAGCTTTTGGAATGTTATCTACGGAAGAAGAGGTGAATGAAGAAACTAACGAAAAATTACCCGAAAAATCATCATCCGCACACCAAATAATAGCGGATATGAAAAGCAAAAGCGCAGACATGAATATATGATTAAAATTAAATCACCATTAAAACATAAGGCCCATCTTGCTGAAGACAACAAGAAGCTACCTAGCTACGATCCTAATGGACACGCGTGGGATATAGGAGCCGAAGAGCACATAGCCGCACACGGTGGTGATGCCGCTGCAGCTGGCGAAGAAGAAGTTACTGATAAAGTTGATGAAACTCCAAAATTAGACTTATCTACAATAAGTGTTCCAACAGAAGAAGAGGTATCAGTGTTTACGGGGGAAAAAGCTAGTATGGATGAGGTGGAAAAAAAATACAAAAAACTTGTAGATTCTGGAGAATATAACGACGAACAATTAGACTCTGCGTATATAAGACTACTAGATGAGGTACTGTTTGCTGACATGAAAATAGACCCTCAACATAAAGCAAATTACTACCAAGGTATTATTAAAGAAAGAGAAGACAAGAGAGAGAAAGAAAAAATTAAGAACAAAGGAGCTATAAATGTAGGTTTCGGTTCAACACCGAGTGATCACATAAGATCTTCTCAAAACCCTAGCACGCCTACTATAGCATTAACGGAAGAAGATTACATAGTTAAGTACTCGGATGGTGGTTACGATTACTCAACAACCGTTGACGAGGCCTTAGCGCATAACGTAGCTATAGACAAAGCTGAGGGAACCGACGATCCTTTTGGTTTACAGGGTGGAGAAAATCACTTCCAAATCGTGTTAAAAACACATAAAAAAGATTCAAAAACAATAGATTCCGACGGTAGTTCTTTAATTAAACCTGTTGACGTTAGTTCTTACGCTGACGAAATTGGTGAAATAATAAACTCTGATTTAGGTGAGGAGGAAAAAGAGATTAGAATAGGATATATAGTCGATAGATACGAAGATTTTCTTGATTTAGACGCTTACCATGAGACAAAAAAAGAAATCGCCCCTATTTACGAAGAGTACGAAGAATTAACAGGTAGAGGTTACGGTGGCTCTATAGAAGATTTAAAGAAAGAATTAAAAATAGAAACGGACAAAAGATCATTTGCCGCGTATGTTAGATCCACGGAAACTGCTCAAGACATGTCTGGATTATACTACAGTCCCAACATTGGATGGATGGATAAGGCGACTGTTATGTATAAATTTGAGGAGTGGATTACTCAAGATGATGTTCTTGAAACTATACAGTTTGGAATTTCCGAAGACATGGAAACTAACTTTCAAGTACACGGAGAGCAATGGATGCATGACAATATGGTTATGACTCCAGATCAAGTAGGGGAAAATAAGATAACTACAACTACTAAGTACAATACAGAAAAAGCGCTAAGTAATCTAGAAGCAATAGGAAGCGATGGAGACACGAGTCCAAGTGAAATAACGGAAATATTAACAGGTGGTAATTTATCAAAATACAACCTTGTAATAAATAACGTCGATAACTCTCATTATACTTCGGGAGATTATGTTCAAATATATATGCCTTCTTTAATTGGTCCTCTTAGTTGGGGAGAAGACAATCCAGGTTCAGCTTATAAAAAAGGGGACTTTGTAATATGGGCTCAAGGAGACAGTTGGTCTAAAGAATCTTTAGAAATGATTTTAAAAGAGTTAGACGCTCAAACAAAAGACGAAAGAGGTAATATAACGTTGTTAAATTCTCTTTTGCAAAAATCTACTAAATCTGGAGAAAAGCCAATGCCGTTTGATAAGATGCTTGATAATTTAAATAGGCATCAATCAGGCGTATCTGATCAAGACGTACACGACTTGGTTGACGAAGGTTTTAACAATTTCTTTGAGGGGTCTGGATTAACGCTAGAATACAAGGGAGGAGGACTAAGGCAGTTAGTGTTAAAAAGAAACGGTGAAGAAGTTAAAAGATTTAAACATGGCTGGGAAGTTATATCGTACCTTTCTAGTAAGGAAGGTGTTACCAAAAAAGAAATGAACGCTCTCTATAAAAATGGATTAAAATATCAAAATTCAACGCTTGTAAATCCAGTAAAAGAGTATCGTGAAAAATTAGAAAGAGAAGAGTCAGAAAAAGATATAACAGATCAGGAAATAGTGGTGAAATTCTTAAATAATATTGGTGTTGAAGCGTCAAAAGAACTTTCTGGTTATCTGGGGTTAGACCCCAACGACGTAAGAATACCAATCATGACAATGGGTAACATGGAAGATATAGCGCCGGAATTTGCGAACCGAAGAGGTAATATGTCGTCAAAATCTATTAAGTGGTGGGCAGACAAAAAAGCTAATGGAAATAAAATGGATTTTGAAGATTTCTATGAAGACGTGTGGAATTTTTCGGGGGTGACTAGACCTTACGACAAAACTATCACTTACTCATCAGCAGAAGGAGAGGCGTTAGACAGGGGAAATGCTAAAAAAGCTTGGGCTTGGCTACAGGAGTTAGATAGACAATACGACGGGAGCGAACAGTCGATAACAGAAAGTTTGTACAATACAGATTACAATAAAAAGATAACAACGTTTATTCAAAACCGAAAAGACGGAAAACACCAAATAGCATTTATGGACTTTGGCGTAGCTATGTACGACGATGGAGAAGGTAATATAACTCCGGCTACTGAAAAGCAAATAAAAGAAGATATAGAAGAAACACTAGATGTAATGTCTGAGTTAGTCTTGTCTAACCAAACTCAAGTTCAAGACGTTATGCAAGATCTAGCTGACAATGGTTGGATGCCGGGAATTACTGTTAACGAAGAAACCGGAGACATTAAGTTAGACCAAGTTATTTGGGAGGGAGAGGGTGAGGAACCAGATAATCACCCGCCACTATTAGATATAAATGGTGATCCAGTTATAGATCAAAAAACCGGAGAAGTTGTGACGCTTGTGGACCACTTATATGACGCTATAAGTGTTTATCACGATACTAGGGAAGAAATTTCAGCGGAGATTGAAAGGATAGGTAACCAGCAAATTGAAATGATGGGCAACGAACTTACTTTAGACGCGATACAATCTCAAGAGTTTTTCTCAACTGATTATTGGGAAAACTTTTGGAGACGCGCCGGTAGAGGTTCAGATAATGTTTTGCTAACTATACCTGCTCTGCTAGGTAACGAGTCTGCTATTGATCAACTACAGATTAACAACAAAGCCGCTCAACGCGAAAAGTCTTACGAATGGGGAGAAGGAAATAACTGGGGTGCTTTCGGTATGGTTTGGGCGGATCAAGGCGCGAATATGATTTACTTTGTTTCCACTTTAGGGGTTGGAAGCGCTGTTGGTTTTGGAACAAAAACAACGATGGCTATAGCGTCCGGTGGTATTGCTCTTCAAAGTATGGGGGGAAAAGATGTACAGTTAAAGACTCTTTACGAAAACGCTGAAGACGCACTTCTTAAATTAGACGCTCTTAACGAAGAGTACGACAAGGGTTTTGTAACCGACGAAACATACTTGCTTAACAAACAGAATATAGATGATATTGTTCGAGCCGCCGATATCTCCGCAGCGCAACACTTTTTCTCTGTTCTTCAGACCGGTCTTGTTGAAGGTACTTTTACGTACGGATTTGGTTTGCTTGGCGCTGGTAGACTTAACACCGCTAGGAATTTACAAAAAGTATTTGCTAATTCTAAATCTGGTTTGCAAGGTACAATGAGTTACAATCCATACATAGCAACTAGAGATGTAATTACAGGAACTGTAAGAGGGACAGTTGGTGAAATAGCAGAAGAAAGCTCCATATATCTTACCACTGAATTTATTGATTCTTATTTGTTTGATAGAAAAGGAGATTATAGCCAATTATCTAAAGTTATGATAGACGCTGCTGTTATGTCTAGTAGCATGAACTCTATGTCTCTTACGGCTAACGCGGTTATTAATCACAACATGAAGAAGGAAACTCGTGATGAATTTAACGCTATATTCCAACAGATAAATGATATAAAAGGTAAGCTTGATAACGATGGTAATCCAACGCCGGGAAGTATAATGGATATTGATTTACAAATCAAGAAGGCCGTTGGTAACCCACAAGAAGTCGCTAGATTAGAAGAGCTAAGAAAAGTTCTTAACGATGAAGTTATGCAGTTAGAAAAGAAGAACTTTATTAATTGGCAGAATTTCCATGTACAAGTTTTAGGAATGAACGAGGCTGATCAAAAAACCATATTTGAAAACGAAAAAGCTTTAAATAAGTATTACGTGGAAGCTGGCGTTACTTCTAAAACCGCCGCTGATGAAACTCACGTAGAAAAAATGCTTCAATTGTACAAAGCTAGATTAAACAAAAAGAAAAAAGGATCTGGAGACGCATGGTACAATAAATACCACGAAATAAAAAAATCTAACGAAGAGTTAAAAGACAACTTTGACATGGAGACCGCTGCTAAAGCAATTTACGGTCCAAACTATAAAGATAATGGCGGTAGAAAAGAAATCCAAAATAGAATAAAAAACGATAAGACCAAAAAAGGAAAAAAAAGAGCAGAAGAATACGATAGAGCAGACGAACAAAACAAGTTACGTTTAGAATTAGAATACATACAGCAATCCTTTTTAGAGAACGCAACCTCAGAAATGAAAGATAACGATAAAATCGTTGACGCGGTTGAAACAAACACTGGTGATGCGTACTATGAGGTAGACGGAAATGTATACGAAACTAAAAAGGATTTTATTGACGCGGTAAAAAAAGCAAAAGAAGGTGAGGGAGAAGTTGTTATAAAAGTAGAAAATGACGATCAAGCCTCTATTTTATCAGATAACATTATGTCTCAAAACTCTAACAATGATGTTACTGTAGAAGATAACAATTACAACAGTGATGGTGCTAAGGTTATATCAACAGAAGAAGAGATAGAAACGTTGGAGAGAGAAGCGACTGAAGAAGCAACTGGAGAGAAAATTGAAGGTGAGGTAGATCCATCGAAACGTAAAGTTACTATTCTTAACGATAAAAGACATCAAACCGAAGAGCAATGGGAGAACAAGCATAAAAACACTAAGAACTACAAATACAAAAGACACCAAAGGGACAGAAAACAAAAAGAAATATATGACTACTTAGCTAGAACTCATTACGCTGGCGGTAAAAAAGGTTTACAAACTTTTCAAGAAGGTAAGATAAATTCAAAAAATATTGCCGAAGAAGTTAAAAAATCAACCGGTAAGGATTTAGTCTTTGACGAAGTTGGAAGTGTTGACGGTTTGTTAAATAAAATAAATGAATTAGCAGCGTTGCCAGATGGAGATCCTAATAGAATAAACTCAGATCAGCAAACACGGCTGAGGGAGCAAGTAGAAAACAATAGAAAGCAAATTGAAAAAAATAGTAACGGCTTTATTTTAGGTAACACGTTTTTTGTTATTAACGAAAAGCAGGCTAAAATAAGAATGGGGGAAGACTTAGACGCTACGGGTGAAGGATCTTTCTTACAAGGCGCTGCTTGGATGCACGAGATGGGTCACTATTTAGACAATGTAACAAAAACCATAGAGGAAATATCTCAAAAAGGAATTTATTTACATGAGTTTTTATCAAAAGACAAAAACAAAAGAGCCCAAATATTAAACGAAGCTGTAGAAAGCGACCTTAGAAGAATGTCTGATGGGGAAGGGTTTTATTTGAAAAATGGAGAAACAATAGCAAATATTATTAACGAACGTAAAAAGACAACGACAAGCAAAAAAAGATTAGATAGAATTGATCAAATTTTAGACGAATATATAAGAGAAGTAACGACTAAAATAAGTCACTCAAAGTTTGCTAAATTACGTCAAGACGTAACAGAAAGAGGTAGAAGTACTTTTCCTAGATTTAGAAAAGATGATTACACAGTTAAAAACGCAAGAGAAGCCGCGTTTGAAGTAGTAAGCTTTTTAGAAGACTTTAAAAAAGGAAGAATATCAGAGTCATATAGAGTGCAAGTTGCAGCAGCTAAAAATAAAAAGGGGTTAGCTGGAGACGTTAGAAGTGACATGCAGCAATCAGTTACAAAAGGAGGAGAGACTATAGAACAATCTATAAATAACCTAGTAAGAAATACAGACGGCTCTCTCATGACTAAAGAAGAGTACGACGCTTTACTCGACAAAGGGGTTCAAACAAAAAGAAGAAGAGATAAGAAAACTGGCGACTGGGTTATTACAAAACAACCTCACCCAGCCAACCTATTGACTAGCGACCCTAATCTACCTGGTAACGATTGGTTAAACGGTTCTATTAGAAATTTAGGTACCAGAATGGAGGGTAGCAACGTTATTTTTGTTAAAGGACAGAAAGATCCAATGAGTGATTTTATGCAAGCGGTTAAAGATAAATTAACTACAGCTATAACTAATTATAATCCAGAAACAAAATATCAAGGAGCCGCTGAGGGAGATTTGTCTGGTTGGTTAGCTCAAACTATTATATATAAAAAACCTGGTGTTATAGACGATTTTAGAAAACTACAAGAAACCCGCGCTGCTGCTGAGCAAGGTGGTGATTACAAAGGAGACGGTACGCTTGACGTAGAAACGGTAGAAGGAACTGTTGTTTTCGCTAAAAAGCTAGGATTTACAGAAGATGTTATTGGTCAAGATGAAAACGGAAATGATATAACTAGAAATGTTTTTGATTCTATAGTTGAAGAAAAAATAATGGAGATTATAGCTTTAGATCCTAAAACTTATAAAGACACTAAAAGTTTAATAAAAGCAAAAGACGCTGTACTAGTAGAAATTTTAAATTTAGTTGCAGAAGAATTTGGTGTAAAACCTAGTAAACTAATAGATGACGCTTCGTTAACTACTGGAGAAAGAACATCGATGCAGTTAAAGATTAATTCTATTGGAGCTAGGTCAATGTTAAACATGATGCCAGAAGGGTTTAATTCCTTAGGCGATGCCAACGGCGTGCAACCAGTATTTTTAGATGGTAAGAAAGGAAAAGCTATAAATTCTGAGACTGGAGAAACTAATTTAATATATACCGCGCAAGAAGGAAGAGTAAAGACAGTAAAACAAAGAATTGGTAATAAAATAGTTTTCGGTACAGAAAAGAAAAAAGGAGGAGGAAAGGGACTAAAGATACAAAAGAAAAACTTTGTTGACAATATAAACGAAGCAGATTATCTAGACATGCTCGGTATTACTCCTGTAGGAGTAGAAAGAAGATTTAGAACAGAGGACAGGATTGTTGACGGTCCTTTAAGAGCGTCTGTAATGCAGGTTGCTATGATTATAGCTAATCAATCTATAACTAAAATAGCTGGAGAGAAAGGTTTAGTAGGATTACAATCTATGAAAGATGGTAAAGGTGATCTTATGCTTAGTTCTATTATAGATGCCTCAGGACAAGACGCGATACAAAATATGTATTGGGACGGTAGAAATGAGTTTCACGGACAATTAGGATTAGATGGAGTTATATTAGACGTAAACAATCCAGTAGTATTAAAACAACAGATCACAACTGCTTTTGAAAAAACTTGGCCAAACGAAAAAGCCTGGATAGGTGACGATAAAGTTGATTATAAAGGTAAATTAATAAATTGGTATTCTAAAATATTACGCGAAAAATATATTAAGTATACAGATAAATCTGTTGTAATAGAAGGACAAGATACTAACAGTTTCCTTGATTTTTTAATGGCTGAAGACGCAAAAAGAGATGACGTAAGCGGTACTGTGGCTAAAATAATGGAAGTTGAAAGTATAACACCTTGGATAGAAGACGAAACAAATAGAGAAGATCAAAGAAAGTTTAATAGAACTACAGTAGTTCCTTATATTGAAAAAATAAAAAAAAGATATCCAAAGTTGGATGAAGAACAAATAAAGGAAAAAGTATTTCAAGATTTCTATAGTTTTAGAGGATTCTTAAATAGCGGTTTTAATAAAGGTAAAAATGGTAAATACCGAGGAAGTCAATCTATATTTAAGAATAATGATTTTTATACTGAAAATTTACTAAATCAAATTTATCCTAATATAGATAAAGTTATAAAAATAAGAGGAAAAAACCTTGTAAAAATAACATTCAAAAACAGTAATGAAACTAAGACAATAGAAATATTACAAGAGCACGCTCAGAAAGTAACTAAAGAAATGATAGCTACCACAAACAAAGATGGTAATATAGATTCTCCTATGAGCGAAGTAGAAAGAGATAGTAGAAAACAACTATCAGACGAAGCTCTTAGATTTACAGATGATATATTTGAGATATCCGCTAAGTTAGCTAAAGATGAAAGTAATAACTTTACTAAAATGAATTTTGCTGCGCTTGCGGCGCAAATGAATTCTCATCCAACTACTCCTTTAAGAATGGGCGCTGTATTCACATGGGCGGCGTTAGATCCGTTTACTACAGCTCTAAATGTAGATGGTAAAAGAACGTTTGAATTCGAACACGGTATGCCCGCAAGAATTGTTAACTCTATGTTTATAATGAAACATTGGTTTGGGCAAGACATCAGTTTGAAAGATATAAAAAAGGTTTATGAAGTTGGCGCTTTACATGTTGATTTTAACGAAAACGTTAGTAGGTTATTTGGAACAAGAATGAACTTTAATTATCAAATTGGAGACAGCGCTTTAAAAAGATGGTATAGTCAATGGACAAAAACTGGAGCAAGCCACGCTTTATACAATGTTTTCACTGGAGAAGTAGTTGGACAACAACAAGCAGATAATTGGAAAAAGATAGACGCTTCTAATAAGGCTAGAACAGCTAGTAACGCCATACAGAATTCTCGTGTTATAAATCATAATACACCATCAAGAGGAGCAAGTGTTTTTGATTTTGACGAAACAGTAGGTATTAGTGATAACTATGTTATAGCTACAAAAGAAGGAGAAACAAAAAGAATATCGTCTGAAGAATGGCCTTTTGTTGGAGAAAGAATGGTTAACGAAGGGTGGAAGATGGACTTTACGGATTTTAACAGGGTAACAGATGGTAGACCAGGGCCTTTAATGGATAAGTTAAAAAATAGAATAAAAAAGTTTGGACCTGAAAATAATTATATACTTACAGCTAGGGCTTCGGAAAGCGAAACATCAATACACAATTGGTTAAAAGAACAAGGTATAAATATACCTCTTAAAAATATAACTGGATTAGGAAACAGTACTGGTGAAGCAAAAGCAATGTGGATAGCTGGAAAATATTCGGAGGGATATAACGATATGTATTTTGTTGATGACGCTTTACCTAACGTAAGGGCTGTAAAAAACATGATGGAGCAGTTAGATATAAAAGGTTCTTCTGTTCAAGCTAAAATAAACTTTAGCTCTACTCTTGATACTAAATTTAATGATATATTAGAAAGTACAACTGGTATAGAATCACAAAAAAGATTTTCAGAAGCTCAAGCTAAACTAAGAGGAAACAAGGGTAGATACAAAGGGTTAGTACCAGCTTCGGCTCAAGACTTTTTAGGTTTGTTATACAACTTTATAGGCAAGGGTAAAAAAGGAGATGCTGACATGGTTTTTTTCAAAGAAGCTTTAATTGATCCTTTTGCTAGAGCTATAAACGAACTGAACGCGTCTAGGCAATCAGCGGCTAATGATTACAAAAACTTAACTAAACAATTTCCAAAAGTTAAGAAAAGATTAAATAAAAAAGCTGGCGAAACAGGGTTTACAAACGATCAAGCCGTAAGGGTTTATTTGTGGAACAAAGCTGGTTTTGATGTTCCTGGACTATCCAAGAGAGACTTAGACGCTTTAGATAGTTATGTTAAAAACGATTCAGAGCTACAAGCCTTCGCGGACAACTTAGGTCTTATTTCCAAAAAACAAGAGGGTTATTCTAAACCAGGGGAGTATTGGTTAGTAGAAAACATAGCCTCAGATCTTATGAGCGACGGCGCTATTGGCGATGCTAGAGCAGAGTTTTTGGCTGAGTGGAAACAAAACGTAGATCAAATATTTTCTCCTGAAAATCTAAATAAAATAGAATCTATATATGGTTCTAAGTTTAGAGAAGCTTTAGTAGATATATTAACTCGTATGGAAACTGGTAGAAACAGATCTGTCGGTAGCAACAGGTTAATGAACAACTACATGAACTGGGTAAACAACTCTGTTGGAGCTATTATGTTCTTTAATATACGTTCTGCGGTTCTACAAACTATATCTGCGACTAACTATATAAACTGGACAGACAACAATCCACTAAAGGCAGCGGCTGCGTTTGCTAATCAAAAACAATTTTGGTCGGACTTTGTAACACTGTTTAATTCTGATTATTTAAAACAAAGAAGATCTGGAAACAGAAGAGGTGTTAACGAAGCTGATTTATCCGCTGCGGTAAAGGGGGTTGGACCCGCTGAGCAAGCAAAAGCGGTTATACGTTATTTGTTAAAAATAGGTTTTTTACCTACACAAATAGCGGATAGTTTTGCTATTGCTTCAGGTGGCGCTGCGTTTTATAGAAATAGAGTCAAAACCTATGTTAAGCAAGGTATGTCTAAAACAGAAGCTGAAACTAAGGCGTTTTTAGATTTTCAAGAAAGAACAGAGGTGTCTCAGCAGTCAGCAAGACCAGATATGATATCACAACAACAAGCAAATCCTTTAGGAAGATTAATACTAGCTTTTCAAAACACACCGATGCAATATGGTCGTATAATGAATAAGGCTTTCAGAGATATTGCTAATGGTAGAGGTGATACAAAAACACACATGTCTAAAATAATTTATTACGGTGGTATTCAAGCTGTGATATTTGGGGCGTTACAAGCAGCTATATTCGCATCGTTAGGAGATGACGAAGAAGAAGAGTTTGATAAAAAGAAAGAAAGAATATTAAACGGAATGATAGATTCTTGGTTATCAACCTTTGGTTATGGTGGTAAGGCGGTTTCTACTATGAAAAGATCTCTCGAAGAATATTTAGAACAAAAAGACAAGGGTTATAATGCTGATCACGCTTACACTATAATATCCTTACTTAGTTTTTCTCCACCTATTAGTTCTAAATTACGTAAAATATACTCGTCTATACAGACCGAAAAATTCAACGAAGGTGTATTTACAAAAAGAGGTTTTACTTTAGATAACCCACTTTGGAGTGCTATTGGTAATACTGTCGAGGGAATTACAAATATACCGCTAGGTAGAATATCTCAAAAGTTGTTAAATATAGATAACGCCACGGATTCAAGTAATGAATGGTGGGAAAGAGTAGCTTTAGTTATGGGTTGGAACACTTGGGATCTTGGCATTAAAGACAAAGACATACAAGCGGTTAAAGAAGAAATTAAAGAGGAAAAGAAAATTGAAACCAAAAAGAAAAGAGAAATAAAAAAAGAGGAAAAGAAAAAAGAAAAAGAAGAAGAAGAAAAAAAAGTAATAGAGGATAATATAGAAAAACAGAAAAAGGAAAAGAAAGACGGTAAAAAAGATATTATGTGCGCTGCCGTTAGTAAAAGTGGTAAAAGATGTAAAACTGTAATTGAAAAAGGATCAGTATACTGTACTATCCACGTTAAAGTAGAGCAAAATAAAAGCGGAAAAAATACGCAATGTAAGAAGATGAAACAAGTTAGTAAAAAGAAGACAGAAAGATGTGGTATGATGACAAATTCTAAAAGTGGCTATTGTTACTATCACGATTAAATAAAGCAAAAAATACGTAATTATATACAAAACTAATACATAGAATGGCGAAAGAATTAAACGAAGACACTACTTTTAAAATGAGTGTTAAAACTATGGGGATGATAGCCGCAGGTATATTTGTAGTTGTAGGTGGTTGGTATTCTCTTATGCAAGAAATACAAGAGGCAAAAGAGCAACCCGTTCAGATAGATGTCAATATTTTAAAGGACGAAATTTTACAAGCAATACCAGAGGCTGAGATAACTAGAATGGAGTTTGATATGAAAGATCAGATGATTAGACAAACAATATTAACGACCCAATCAGATATAGAGGAAATGAAAAAGACTCTAGAAAAAATTGAAGATAAAATCTATAATAGATGAAACCAGTTTGGAAGATATTCAGCGTGTATATATTAACAATACTACTAACTTTGATTTGCAAAACAAGCTTTGGGCAAATACAAGTAGTTGTATTTAACGCAAGCTGGAACGAAGCAAACGAAGTAAAGTGGGCTTACGAACTAGAGGACATTGAAACTTATTCTTACGTAGATGTGAGTAAAGATGTAGAGTTACAAAAGAAACACAAAATAGCGGTTGTACCCACTATCATAATATTTAAAGATGACGAAGAAGTGAAAAGATTTCAAGCTGATTTAAGTTTTAAAATGATAGCAACAAGAGAAGAGGTACAAGAAGAAATAGACAATCAATTAATGAGTGATTTTTAAATGAAAAAGATATTATTACTATTATTATTACCACTGTTTACATTTGGACAAAAAGAATGCGTTGTTAGTGTTGCGACAGATTCTTATCCCTCTGAAACTTATTGGGTATTGTTTGCAGATAGTTTATATGGAGACACTATAGCTAATGTCACACCCGGTTATTACACTTCTTCTAATACTAATCACTTAGATACTTGCTACATAGCCGACACAATAACCACTGTTGTATTTTTAATGAAAGATACGTACGGAGATGGTATGAGCGGTAGTTATTATGTTGTTGTTTGTGAGGATACTATAGTAAACAAACCAACGGTATCTTTTAGCAGCGGGTTATATTCTACAAGAATCGTACCGCAATGTATGCCTAATCCACCACCTCCACCTACAGGAGTTTGTGTGCCAGCAATGGTTAATATTAACCTAGATCAGTTCCAATCCGAAACAACATGGGACATAAAAGACACTAATGGTACCGTTTTATTTTCAGGAGGACCATATACAAACGCTCCTGATTACGAACCACAATTTATTCCAATCTGTATTGATATAGGAAATTTTGAGTTTACGATATACGATTCATACGGAGATGGTTTAAATGGAAGTTTGTGGGGAGGAAATGATGGCTCTTATTATGTAACGCAGTGTGGCGATACCTTGGTATATGGTACCGTACCAAATTTTGGGACAGATTCCACGCACGCGTTTACCTCTGATAGTTGTACGCCACCACCTCCTATTCCAGGCTGTATGGATGATAGCTATTTAGAGTACAATCCATCAGCTACCGTAACAGACAGTAGCTGCGCTACTTTAAAAATATATGGTTGTACTGATTCAACGATGTTCAACTATAATTCTACCGCAAATACTATGGATTACATCGATAGTTGTGATTACACCCTTATACTACATGATCTTGTAGGTAACGGTTGGGTAGGTAGTAAATTAGAAATATACCAAGATGATACCACTGAGTTTATAATGACCAGTGGTTTTAATCAAACTTATGCGATTCAGTTAAACGCACCTAAACTAGTGAAAGCCAAGTTCTTCGTGAGCGCTCAAGCTTCTAACACTGCTTTAGAGTGTGGGTTTACTTTAGTAAATCCAATGGGGGATACAGTATTGAGCGTAGCTCCTCCTTTTATGCAACCATTTTTTACTTATGCAGGTACCACTTATTGTGGTAACGAATGCATAGAAATTGTAGAGGGCTGTATGGATTCAACAGCGTTTAATTATGATTCACTAGCTAATACTTCGGAAACTTGTTATTATGTTCCCGGATGTATTAGTCCTGCATATCTAGAATATCATATAGACACATCTAACGGGGTTTATACAGATTTTAATATACAAGACAGTTGTAACACTTTAGTTGAGTTTGGGTGCATGGATTCTTTAGCGTTTAACTACGATTCTTTGGCTAACGTAGACAACGGAGGGTGCGTCCCGTTTATTTATGGCTGTATGGAATCTTTAGCGTTTAACTATAATCCATTAGCCAATACTCCCGACACGTGTATAGCATATTTTTATGGCTGCACCGATCCTACTATGTTTAACTATGATTCAACCGCTAACTGCGATGATGGATCTTGTCTGCCGTTTATATACGGATGTACAGATACAATGATGTTTAATTTTAATCCTTTAGCTAATGCTGAATATAA